CATAGTGTGAGCATTGGTATCTGCGCTGAAGTAAAGCGTAGGAACTTTTGCTCTTGCTGCAATTGCCAGTGCGATAGATGATTTACCAGCACCAGGAGTGCCAGCAATCATCGTGATTTCTGCACGACGCAGGATAATTCCTGCCCGTTCAAATGCCGCAAAGGCGGGCGGTAATGGTTCTCCGCCCACCTCTGCTTTGTTGATACTGCGTTTAAGTGTTCTCATTTAACTTGGTCGGCTACAAATGTATTCCATTCTGGTGTGCCGACTTTGCAATAAATATTCTTACACTTATCAAGCGCACCCTTCGGTGCTGCGCAGAAGTAACCACGATAGGTCTTGCCATCCTTACCTGTTCCTTGGATGGCTGTCATTCTGCCGTGTGGGCAATTGCGTCCATTGATTGATGGCGCCGTCCCCCAACCACCATTACTGGGTATTGGATTGTCAATGATAGATGCGCCGAGGGTTGCTGCTACCTGTGCTGGTGCCATTGGCTGATACTGAACTGGCGCTACGCCTTTGGCTGCTGCTTCAAGTTCTGATACTGCTGACTTGATTGCATCTAGTGCTGATGCTACTAGTTGGTCTAGTTCATCTCCGTGTTCTGCACGAACTGTTACTAGTGAACCTGCTGGTGTTTTTACTGTGATACTAATTGGTGCTTCAGTGCTAGCCACTGATATCTCCTTCTTCAAATGGAGTAACGAAACCTTTTTTGTCTCGCCACTGTCTTACCTTCATTGCGAATTGTACTCCCTTCCAGCCCTCTTTTATATCTATCCAAACTAATTTGCATAGACCAGTTCCTGCTGGAAGATGGATGATAACTGCTTTCTCTTTATTGATATCACCCCAACTACCACGGCGACCCGTAGCAACGTCATACGGGGAGCCGTTGGCGTAAATTGCTAATTGGATAGCAATGTTGTTTGGGTGGTCAATGCGACCAGTCTTTATATCTGCAATGAACTTCTCACCTTTATATTCAATTACCCTGTCGGGAGTACCAGCAATCTTGTACTTATCCAACACACAGAACTGTTCTATAAAGAACTTCTTGAGATGTCCCGTTGCTAATTCATAGGCTCGGATGTCCCCTGCCCACTCGTCTGGTATTGGTCCAGGTGACTGGCCCAAATCTAGTTTCTCTGCTATTGCGTGTAGTGCCGTGCCGATAGTTGCTGCACGGCTAGCGCCTGCTACTTCCATAGCATCTTCAATATACTTGTTGATAGCCATCTTATCTTCTTGTGCTGCACTTATGGCTAGTAATAAATCACTGCGAATTGTTAAACCTATTGCAGCCATACGCATCTTCCAAGCGGTTAATGCTGATGGGTCATCTAGACTGTTAGCAATTGTTGTTGCTCTTGTATAAGCAACTGGTTTGCCTCCTGCTTTAGGAATTATTAACGGACGCCCATACCTATCCCGTTCTATTTCTACTCGCATAAATCTTTCCTTGTCTCCTTGTAAAAGAAACGGGCTGGAAAAGGAGACTAATCAAACTCCAGCCCGTTTCAGTAGGCAGATAGTATCAGAAGACGAAAGGGAGTTCTTCTGAACTATCTGAGTTGGCGTGGCATTGACAAGCACATAGTCTCCTGAGTGCGTGGATACCGATGACCGCGGTGCCCTTACACTCATCGTGCTTGCCTACCAGACACTTGCCTGTTTGCTGTGCCTCATCATAGGTATGCCCAGATATTTTAGGCATTTAGTTACTGTTGTTCTGTACTTGAGATGTCAACTGTCCAGTCATCTAAGTCAGCATCACCGCTTACTTCAACAGATAGTTCATTCATTACATAATCATTTGCTTCATCTTCATTAGAAGCAGAGATATTACTGACTGTGTAATTGATTGTGCCTATGACTGTCCATAGTCTTTTTAGTTCTTCAGCCCCAATATTCTTGAGTAACTGATTCACATCATCTATCTCACATTCTATTGCTGCATCTGTGTCAGCATCATAGCGAGAATTGAAGAACTCATAGACCTGCTCTCTTATTGTTACTAGTTTGCCATAGTATCTAGTTGACCTGTCATTACAATCACTTAGTTGCTGGCGTAGTTCATCACGCTCAGTGATGGCTGCAATAGCCATCTCTTCAGTGAACTTAACTGTATTTCCGTTTTTATCTGTATAGATAATTTCCACTATAGTCTCCTTATACTAGTGCTAGTTCTTGTGCTCTTATCTTTAGGCTATCACTGCCACCTGACATTGTTCTAACGCCTAGTGACCTTGACTTACCTGGTTTGCCGTGGTCGGCATACTCAACAACTGCCTGCCATAGACCGAAGGCAGTCTCTCGGATATTCTCCTGAGTAGGACTGTTCTCGTATATGTCCAGGCTTCTGGCTCTATGGTTGAGAGCATTGGTGCGTTGTACCTTCTCACCTGCAGATAGCAATGGGATAGGTGCATCTTCTATTTTACTTGGTAATGGGAATACTTTCTTAAAGTAATCCACTGCTTGCTGGCGTGTAACTTGACGTTCAAGCATTGCCTCTGACATAACTGTGTAGTCATCAATAGTTGTGTAGGCAATATTAAGAATGCCACGGACCTCATTGACATCTAGCCTAGAGTTAGTTGTATGACGCAGCATATAGGTATGTTTCTGGCTAGTAGTCCGATAGATTTTGTTAATCTGATTGTGGCAGAATAACCGTTCAATGATAGGGCGGATAAGAACTGAACCGCTCCCATCGTGGGTAGTCTTTGCTAGTAGGAATGCTGCGTGTGGGTCGCCTTTGATTTCCATTTCAATGGGCAACTGCATCAGCATCCATACCTTTGCGCCTGCTGCATACTCACCTGCTGCTGCATACCGTGCATCTCCTGAATCAATTAGGGTATCTAGCACTGAAAATACTTCAGCATTCTGTAGCGGTTTGTATTTGTTACCGACAATACCTAGTGGGATTATCTCACCTGTTGGTGTTGTCTTAACAACTGCTTGTTTATTATTAACTGGAATATGAACTGGCTGTTCTTGTCCAGGGATTTGATAGACAGTTGTTATGGGGTGTAATGATACTGACCAGTCAAGCCCTGCCTGTCTGGCTACATCGCTGGCTGATGTGGCTGTTACTGCTACACCAGATTTAATCCAGGCTGATTCGTTTTTTGTTGCTATCTGTGGTCTGTTAACTACCTCTGTGGTCATACAGATTCCTTCTCTGCTACTCTGAGCAGTGCCCAAGTGTTTCCTTGATTAACATCTCCTAGCATCTCTGCTACCAAAGATGTTCCTGCTTCTGTGAAGAACTCTTGACGTTCTTGCTCTGACATTGATTTAATTGCTGCAATTTGAGGTATGTCTGCATTATCATTAATTACTGTTTCTAGTTCTACTATATGTTTGATTATCACTTACTGTCTCCTTTATAGGTATTGACTTATGGATGCATAAGTCGCTGTGTTTACAGTCTCATCTTCGCACATACGAAGAAGTCTTATTGCGCTTTGTATCTCTTCTGCTTGTTGTTCATACTGCCATTGTGCTATTTGTGGTTTACCTTCGTATGTAGGTTGTTCAGGTAATACAAGAGTGCCAGCAGGCAGAGTAAAGTCTACATTGATAGTGCCATTATATCTAATGTTTACATTGTAAAACTCTGCTTTATCAATGAAAGGTAGAGTAAGTTCAGCAACTGTTTTTTGCCATTCTAACTTTTGTTTTTCATAGTCAGCATCTTGTTCTTTTCCATCTACATAATCTGTTTCTAGTTTAGTAAGACTCTTTTCAAGAGCCTCAATTACTTTCAGTCTAGGAACATTTACTTTTATTCCTTTACCTTGTCTTGCCATTACTGTCTCCTTTGTTTTGTTAGTGCCCCGTGTTCGCAGGTAGCGGGACAACCCACCCTCCAAATCGCTATTGGAAGCGGTGCGAGTCTTGTCAGTGCCGACTCCAGGCAGACATAGCCGCAGGAGCGAGATAACAAGAATTCTAATACCAGCCGTGCTTGCGCCAATGCGCCCACGCTACTGATGGTTTGCCGTATCGGTGCTGGATGTAAGCCAGCCCCCGTGCAATCTGTTCGGGGGCTGGCGTTCCAGTTTTCAACCCTAACAACTGCGGTATCCCATACGCTGTTGACTTAGGGTTATCTGCTGTATGGTCCCACGCAGATTCTTTACCCCATAGTTTGGCTAACGCACGGAATTCTGATTTGGTATCCCATTGCTCATACTGTGCTGACATCAATGCTTTTGCATAGTATTTGCTCAGGGATTTTGTCCATCTGATTTCTTTCTGTACATTCTTGGGCGACTCATTGTTGTCTATCAACTCGTCTACTACCTGCACTGCTTGCGACTGATTAGGAAATAAAGCAGAAGATATTGTTAATGCCCAACTAAATAGCCCTGCTAATTTGCGTCTCATCTACTACTCCATCTGTATATACAGTAGCCAATGCCAATGATGTATAGCCAGGTAATTGCTGTTGATATGTGCGGAAAGATAACCTCATTCACTGACCAACTCCCTTTCATCTGGAATAAGTTTTCGGTTTCTTCTATCAGTTACTCCTCTGTTTTGACAGTAAGCAGAGTATAATTCGTTGTACTCTTCCTTGTATTTGTGAGCAAGGAATCGTCTAGCATATGCGGCAGCGGCATTACGAATTTTCATTACTTCCTTTGCGTCCATATATCTTCTCCTACTTTGTCCCATGCTTCTACTGATACTGGAACTGTTGCTATCAAGTCAGTTACTACCAGACTTAAAGCGTGTATTTCTTGGCCTACTTTATCCAACCATTGTCCTATCTCAAATAGGTTTAGCAATATATCTTCATCACGCATTTTCTATCTCCGTATCTGTGCGTAACTTGTCTAGTTCTTCAAGGCTTACGCCTGTTGTGAGTCCCATATAACTACTGGCACACGGATAACAAAAGTTTCTGTTAGATACATACTCATAGTTGGGCACCCATATTGGTGTGCCACACTTAAAACATTCTGCTTCTAGGCTAATCATTGATAGTCTCCTCTTGTTCTTGTCCAAACATTTTTTGCCAACATTCAGGATGAGTGCCAGTAATTATCTGCTCACGCAATGGAGCAGACATAGTCTTGAAACTATCCTGAACAAAGTTGCCGCGTAGATAGTGCAGCAACTCGGATTCATCTACCATTATACTGCCTGTCTTGTAGCAGACAGGACATCTGCGTGTGGCATACAGTGTCATCATATTAGTCTCCTTTATTAGAGGCAGGGCTGGTGCAGGTAGGAACCAGCCCTGCCTACAGTTATTAACTTACAGACGTTACTTCAATCTGTGTGTATGGAGCACGGCGCTCAGCATTATCAATGCCAGGACGGCGGTCAAAGCGTGTTACTAACTTACCAGTTAGATTAACAACTTCTGAAACTCCATCGTTCCAATTAAGGTTTCCAAGAATTAACTTGGTTGTATCATTTGTGAATACTAATGGCATTGTGAATGTGCACTTACCATCAGCATCTCGTTGTGTTAAATTGGCAGTGATAACTTTGTAGTTACCAGCACCACGCTCCTGAACATTCTTAATATATCCAGTTGCTTCTATTTTGTTATTCATTTTAGTCTCCTTTATATTGTTTATTGAGCGGTGGCCCGCCTCGCTTGTCGGGCGGGCACCGCTTCTTAACCATTTTCTTATACGCATTCTTGGCAACCCGTTCTCTTGAGTCGCACAAGATTACAACTCGGACACACCATCTCATAGAAATGGATGACCGAACGCTGTTCATCTTCATCTAGGTCAAAGATATGCTTGCCTAGAAAGTAA